TTGATAATGAATACATTATTATTACGGAGAATTCTATTTATCTCGTTTCTTCAGATATTGATACTAAGCGTATTTCTTAAGTAATTGGTGAAACTTTTGTTTTGTTTTTGGTATTGATTTTATAATATTTAAAACATTCAGGTATTGATTCATAACAACATACTATTATACAAATAAATGTTATGAATGATAGAATACCTATAAATATATAATCAACATAGTCCATGCTAAGATAATAAAGTAATGTTTATTTAATTTATTATCTTAAAATCAATAAAATCCAAAAAATATTTCTAAGGTATTTAAAGATTGATTTATACTTAAATATATATTATGTATACTTGGATTGTTGTGTTAGGAGGTGCATTTTCTTTTTTTGCAGCCATGGGGATAGGTGCGAATGATGCAGCAAATGCATTCGCAACTTCGGTTGGTTCAAAAGCATTAACTTTAAAACAGGCTGTGGTTCTTGCTTCTATATTTGAAACTAGTGGTGCTATTTTAATGGGTAGTCATGTAACTGATACAATAAGAAAAGACATTGCTGATTATAAATGTTTTGAAGATGAACCATATGTATTAATGTATGGTTGTATGTGGGTTATCTTTTCAGTTGGGTTATGGCTATTTCTTGCAAGTTATCTTGAAATGCCTGTAAGTACAACTCACTCATGTGTTGGTGGTATGATTGGTATGGCTATAGCATTAGGTGGTTCTGATTGTGTAATTTGGTATAAACAAGTTGAAACTTTTCCTTACATAGGAGGCGTTTCAGGAATTGTAGTTTCATGGTTTATTTCACCAATTTTCTCAGGTATTTTATCAATGCTTATATATTCAGTAACACGTGCAACTGTTTTAAGAAAAAGTTTTGATTCATATCGCTTAAATATTATTTATCCAGTATTAATTGGTTCGACTATTACTATTAATTCATTTTTTATATTTTATAAAGGAGCTAAAGGACTTGGATTAGATAAAACACCTATTGAATATGCATTTTTAATTTCATTTGGTTCTGGTATAACTTTTGGATTATTAACAATTCCAATTGTTCCAAAATTAAAAAAATATGTTGAAAGTAAATTTGATGATTCTGATATTGAAATTGAGTTATCTGAGAAAAAAGATGATATAATAGAAGACTATATTACAGAAAATAAAAGTAGTATGAATATTTCAGATAATAATGAATTAAATAGAGTTATTAAACTGCATAAATTTGCTGAAAAATTTGATCCTCGCACTGAAGAAGTATTTAAATATCTGCAAGTATTTACAGCTATTTGCGACTCTTTTAGTCATGGAGCGAATGATGTGGCAAATGCAATTGGACCATTTGCTGCGATATTCTTAATTTATAACAGTGATGGTAATTTATCTAAAAAAATGTCTATGGGAAATGATGCATATTGGATTCTAGGAGTTGGAGGTATAGGTATTGCAGTGGGTCTTCTTGTATATGGAAAAAAAATTACTGTTGCAATAGGCGAGAAATTATGTATGATAAGTCCATCTAGAGGAGTTGCAATTGAATTAAGTTCAGCTCTAGTCATTATTACAGGAAGTAGATTAAAAATTCCTCTTTCTACAACTCACTGTCAGGTTGGTTCGACGATTGGAGTAGGCTTCTTAGAAAATACTAAAAATTTTTCAGGAATTAATTGCAAAGTTTTTATTAAAACAGTAATTGGATGGCTTGTAACATGTGTTATAGTCGGCATTACTGCCGGATTGTTATCTTCTCAAGGAGCTTATTCGCCTGTTCCTAATGATTGGAAAAATTGTAATTTTAATATAACAATTTAGATTAATAAATAAAAATTTTAATAATGGTAATTTTTATTTATAGACATTCACTTAATGTTTTTATTTGTTCTTTTGTTAATTCATTCGGGAATTCAACTTCAAAAACAATTATTAAATCACCTATAATTGGTGGTGCAGGATGCGGTTTTTCACGTTTCATACCCATAGATTTTATTAATTTTGTATATTGTGGTGTAATTACTTTTCCATTATTATTATTTATAGAGTACGTTTTTCCTGATATATGTTTAATATCAAACTTAAAACCAATCAAAGCTTCTTTCAATGAAATTTTTTTCTTATAAATTAAGTTAAGTCCATCTCTAATAAAATTAGTTGAATTTGTTACATTTATAAATATTTTAATATCGCCTCTATTATTATCATTTAAGATATTTCCTTTGTTTCGTAATACAATAATTTCTTGATTATCAATACCTGCAGGAATAGGTATATAAATTTTTTCTTTCTCAACTTTTTTTATACCGTCACTCTGTATCCATCTTTCAATTTCTATTGGTTTATTTATACCTTGATATGCTTCTTCTAATGTTATATTAATTGTCTTAGATATTGGAGATGGTTTTCTTAACGCATTAATATTAACAGGTCTCCCATTTTGAAAAATTTGTACGTTGGGTGATCCGTTAAATCCGAAAGGCATTCCGCCTTGACCCCCAAAAAACATCTTAAAAATTTCATCTGGATGATTATGATTTATATTAAAACCACCATTATTTCTCATAAATGGATTCTTTCTTTCCATATCATATTTTCGCTTTTTTTCAGCATCACCTAAAATTTGATATGCAGTATTTATTTTTTGAAATTCTTCTTTATTACCTCCCCGGTCAGGATGTTTTTTTAAGGAAGCTTTTCTAAATGCTTTTTTTATTTGTTCCTGAGAAGCATTTTCATTTACTTCTAATATTTCATAATAATTTTGCATATATTATATTCTCATGTATAAAATTTAAATACTTATTATGTATTAATAATATAAATGAAAAAATTTATTAATACAGTAAAAAAATCAAATATTCATAAAAGAATTATTAAAAATAATTATATTAAAATTAATTCAAAAAAGAAAAACTGGACTCATGATAAAAAATATAGAAATAATAAAAATACTTGGGAAGTTAATAATAAACAAAACAAATAATATTAAATATTACTCTATTTATTAAATAAATGAATGAACCATTTTTAAAAAAATACAAGCCAAAATTTTATAAAGATTTTATAATTGATGATGAATATAAACATCTTCTTAACACATTAATTAGAATGGATACACTTAATATACTTCTAATTGGTAATACTAGTTGTGGCAAATCATCTCTACTTGATGCAACTATTAGAGAATATTATAATATGGAAATAATCCCTAGAGAAAATGTTTTATATATTAATAATTTACAAGAACAAGGTATATCATACTATAGAAATGAGGTTAAAACATTTTGTAGAACTCCATCAGTAATATCAGGGAAAAAAAAATTTATTGTATTAGACGATATAGATACTATTAACGAACAGAGTCAACAAGTTTTTAGAAATTGCATAGATAAATATAGCCATAATGTAAATTTTATAGCATCATGTTGTAACACACAAAAAGTAGTCGAAAGTTTACAATCACGCACTACACTTATTAAATTAAAACCAGCTACTAAAGAAATGTTAAAAAAAATTTTAACTAAAATTAAAAGTAATGAAAAAATTGTTATTAGTGAAAAAGCAGAGGATTTTATTTTAAATGTATGCAATAATTCATTACGACTACTCATTAATTATATGGAAAAATTTAATTTATTAGATGAAAAAATAACTATAAATAAAGCAAAAGAAATATGTACTAATATTAGCTATTTTGATCTACAAAAGTATACAAAAGAATGGTTTACAAATAAATCATTAAAGAATTCTGTTAAAATTATTTATAATATTTTTGAAAAAGGATATTCAGTAATGGATATTTTAGATAGCTATTTTCAGTTTATAAAAATAACATCAATATTAAATGAAGATGAAAAATATAAAACAATATCTATTATCTGTAGATATATTTCATTATTTCATACATTACATGAAAATGAAATAGAACTAACATTTATTACTAATGATTTAATAAATAATATTTAATTTTATTATATTTATAATATAATATGAGTAGTCAGATTTTTAGAGATTCTATACCAAAAAATATATTATTTGATTTTTTAAAAGTAAATTCTACAGAAAAATCTAACTATTATTTTTTTTCTAAAACTCATTTTAAAGCAGCTGTATTTAATGAAAATATTCAACCATTTTTAGATTTAGTAAAACCATATTATTATTCTTCTAAGCAAAAATATATTACAAGAAAAATGAATTATAAAAATTTTATTACAATAATAAGACAAATATGTAAATATCATCATTTTGCATTTGCATCAAATATTAAATATGATAAATCATCTTATGAAATAACTTATAATATTTATTTTAATTCTGACCTATAATTAACCACTTTGCAATATTATTATCACAATTTTTTAATTGTTGTTGCGATAATCTACAGAACCATCCGTATTTAGGTCTTTTTAATAGCATATCAGCTGGAATATAAATACCATGTAAACTGGTACAAAAATCAATGTATGTTTTACTCATTAGCATATCAATTATTACATCTTCGTTTTTTTTATTTTTAGCACCAAAAATTTTACAGTCAACCTTCTTCATTTTGCCATTTACACATAACTTATTAATAAAACGTTCTAATTTACCTTCAAATTCAACTTCATTTGTGTAATCTCTACTGTTTAATAACTCGAGATATTTAATATATTCATTTATACAGTTACTATTTTTCGAACATCCAATTAATTCTAAATTAGGTGTTAATGATGTATATGTAGACATTACATTTCTACTAACTTTCTGACCTATATAACAATCAGTTGTTGATAATAAGTTATTATGCAGTTGAATTAAGTCTTTAACTATAATTGTTGAATCAGGTATTTGTAGACCTCCATATGTATATAATAATTTAGCTATTGCTAATTTTCTAATATGATTTTTTACTGGTTTAGCTAAATTAGATATATCTATATCCCAATTTGGCAGTAATCTAGTAAATGATTTATCATCTATCAAACATACATGAAATGAATTACCACAATGTTTTACAATAGTTTCAATACATGATAAAATATATGGTTGATTTAAATTATCACTATTACGAGACCCAAAATTTTTCCAATTTCTTGCATTAATATTGTGTTTAGAATGTACCCATAAAATAGGCTTTCCACCTAAATATTTATTTCCATTTAAAAGATATTTTTTTATTAAGTCATATTTTTCTAATTCTTCATCAGGTACAAATTTTACTCTATATTTCTCATACAATGCACCTAACACTGTTAACAAAACAAAAGCTCCAACATAACGATACATATTATATATAATACTTATATTATTTTATTAATTTTTTAATTGTCTTAAATTAGCCCACCATTTTATATTTGCTCTTTCCACTTCCTCATCTCTTTTTAAAATATTGTATATTCTTCTAGAATCAACCTCGTTCATACTTTCTTGTTTTTGTCGTAATAATCTTTTACTCTGCTCTAGAGAAGGAGCTTTTGTATTTTGTTGTTCTCTATAACGTCTATAATTATCAACACTATTAAATTGTTTTTTATTATTAAAATCTTCTCTAGTAACAGGAACCACTGTTTCTGTGTGTGCTTTTTTTAAATCCTCATATTTTAATTTACTAAATAAATCTGAACTGTATTCATTTGGTGCTTCTCGACTTAAGCTATAACCATTATTATTTTGTAATTCTGATATATCTTTTCTTACTACTAAAGATTTACATTCTTTCTTTTTATTTTCAAATACTCTTCCAAAATCCCTCATAGATGATACTTTTTCAACATTTTTAACTTCTCCATTTCTATACCAGTCTTCGTATCCTTTATCAAAATCATCATCGGATACTTTATTTTTTTCAAACATTTCATTAAACCATTTATTGAATTCCTTTACACTTTTACCATCTAATTTTCTAAGCAATAATTCATGCTCTTTATTTTTTTCTATAACATATTCATTTGTATGCGTACATGTTTGTTTTCTATTTCTAAAATAATAAATTTTCTTTAAAATTGAATATGCGGTTTTAAAAAATAAAAAAATTTCCTTTTTTAAACCTGATTTATCAGGATGTGTTTTTAAAACAATTCTATATGCTTCTTTTAAATTATTTTCTGTAAAATGATAATCTAGTTTAAAAAGATTTAATATATCTTCTAAATCATAATTTTCTATATCAAGGTCCAAAGTTTCCATTATAAAAATTTATGATTTTTTTTTATTATTAAATACGATTTACAGTTTTTTTAAAAAATGAATTTACATCTTCAAAATTTCCTGAATTAGTTATATCTTTTACCTCACCGTCAACAATATTTAATAAAAGTGGAACTGCTTGAACTCTAAAATATCTTTTTAATTCAGGTGATTGATCTAAATCTATAATAACTACAGCTACACTATTTGGTAATTTATTTACATTCTCTGCGAATAATGGCTTCATTCGCTGACATGGACCACACCATGTTGCTTCTATTTTAACTACAATAATTTTATGTTTTTTTATAACTTCTTCTATTTCACTTTTCTTTCTTAATCCATATATTGCACGTTTTTGACTCATTTATATAATATATTTTATTTTTTTTATGTAATTAATCGCTCAAGATTATTTATATTTATTAATGGTAATTTAGGGTGTGCTTCCCATAAATATTTACAGAAAGACCACTCTAATTCACAATTATCTGGATATTTATCTTTCATTTGTTTCATCAGTTTATCTTTGTTTTTTTTTGATAGTAAATTTAAACTGCATTTCGGTAAAACATAACTTAATTGTACTACATCACTAACAGGTTCATTTGCGTTTTTTTCAATCATACTTGTACCCCATGATGGTATATAGTTTTTTAAATCATTTAATAAAGGAGGATAATGATATTTATATTTCCATCTCCAGTCAATACAACCTATTGTATAATATTTAAAAACCCATTCTAAACCTTCTAGGTAGTTGATACAAATACACTGTTTGTATGCTTTATTAATATCAATATCAAATAATTTTTCATAATATCTACATTCCCAATAGTAATTAAATGGATCTATATATTTTTCATTTTCTCTTCTTTTTGTTGGTATATTTTGTAATCTATATAATTTTTCATCAATGGTATTGTTGGGATAAAATTTTTTTTCAAGTTTATTACGAATTTTGTATTCATTTTTTATATTATTATGTTCTTGTTCTGCAAGAGCTTCTACTAAAATTTTTAAATTAGACCATTTTATATTACTTTTATCACATAAGTGTATATTCTTAGTGTTAATTATATTTTTATATGTGGCCATAATTGTATGGATCCCACTAGTTCTTATATTCAAACTTGGAAAATGTGGTAAAAAATCATTTCCTAGTAGTAGACATATAAAAATATAATCGTGTAAAACATTCTTATCAAATTTTTTTATTCCAGTTAAATTATATACAATTGCATCTGCTAAGATGGGTATATCCATATAATAGTTTTCATTTGGTTCTAGTTCATTATCTATACTCTTAATAAATTCAGGTGTTTCTCTATATAGATATATATTATTAGAAATGTGTAAATGATTTAATGAAAGCATAATTAAATCGGCATCTAAACCATAAATTAAAGTGTTTGTATTTTTATGAAATATACTATTTTGTCTAATATAGTTAAATATTTTATGTTCTCCTTCACCAACTTCATTTGAATCAGAAATAATTATATTAATATTATTAATGTTATTAAACTTGGTATTATAGTATTTCGTAATTTGTTTTCCTAGTTTACTCATAAATTTGGTTCCAGGTGTAATTGCAGTTTTATTCCATGTAGTTTTACTAGACTTATTTATTTCACTAGTTAATTTACTTAGTAAATAAGATTTATATCTTCTAGTTCGTTGTTGCTCTAGTTTTGCTACGGGTGCTACACCATCAAACGCAATTATCAGTGTTTTTTTTGGAGATATTAAATTAATATATTCATTTAATTTTTTTATTGTTTCTTTTATTAACAATTTTTCAAATTTTGTATCATCATTTTCATATTTTTCACCTATAAGTCGTAGTGTGTCATAAATAATTGAATTACTATCTAGATAGAAATTATCTATTTTATCAAGATAGTTTATTTTTTTTATAATATTTGCATGATTTTTTACAATATATGAAAAGTAACTTGGAATACCCATTATCTAATTTTAATGATTAAAGTTTAAATCATTTATGCATATAAAAAAATAATATTATAAACCATAATATTATTTTGGTTTATAAAATCACAATAATTATGAATTATAAAATTATATATAAATTAAAATCACAATATAAATTACAGATGAAAAAGAAAAATGAAAAGATTAAGGCAAACCCTTTAAAAAAAAATGATGAAACCCATACTATAAAATTTTGTAAAGGTAAAATATCATTATTTCAAAAAATGATAACTAAAACCATTATGGCAGTCCAAAAATATAAAATAATGGATATTATAAGTGCAAGTGATATTAATATTTGTATTCAAAATTTAGAAATTTTATATAAAGAACTAAATAGACTTTCACTAATTACAAATAATAAGAAAGAATTTGATAATATAATTAATTCACTTCAAAAAATTAATAATGAATTATCTGCTCTCTTTAGAAATTCAGGAACTTATGATATTCTAGATTTATTAACTGTTGCAATGGGTAATGAATTTATTAAAAAATGTAATGTAATGGATAAAGATGAAATTTTCACAGTTATTAAAAATCACGTTCATCCTATAGGATATAAAGTTATGAACTGGAGAGATGATAAAAAAAAATCTAATAAGAAACTCCATAAAAATAGGATTGTTGAAGATTTTATGATAGTTGAAACTGCTAAGAATTTTGACTGTTTTGATTTAGCAAGAACCAGTAAAGATTTTCAGAAGAAAGTTTATGGAATAAAGATAGCAATACACAATGAGAATGAAAAAAAAACTATTATTATATCAGGTATTGTTGATGATATTTTAACAGAATGTACTAATTATTCGTTTATTTTAAATAAAATAAATAAGTTAAAAATTAGCCTACCAGAAGATTCATCATTTATTATTAATGATTATATACGTTATGTTGATTCTTTAACAATAAAAGAATTATTAATTTATAATGAAAGTGAACTATATCAACGTTTTGTTGGATATAGTAATCAAATAAATCTTATTAAACAAAAACCTATCTCTCAAAATGTAAAAGAATTTATTAGTTCGGAGTTATTTGGACAGCGTAGAACACTAATACAGTTATTAATGAAAAGTGAAGATCCTGAATTCCAATACTTAGCCTATTTATTGTATGATTTACTTTCTAATGATAATAACGGATCTATAGATACATTAGAACAAACTGTATTATTTGATAGTCTTCCATGGAATATAAAAAAATATTTTAGAGATGCTATGAAAACAACTATAAACTATACAAATACTCTTGCAAAATTTGATAATAGTAAAATTCCTATAGAACAACAAATTTGTCTTCTTAAAGCACCCGATTCAGTAAAAGAGAAAGCAATGGTAAAACTAAAGGAAGTAAAAGCTAAATCAGAAGATTCTGGATCTAAAGCAAGACAATATTTAGATGGGTTATTAAAAATACCTTTTGGTGTTTATCGTAAAGAACCAATATTATCAATTATGGATAATATAAAAGATTCATTTGCCGATGTAGTTAAAACCATAAAAAATAATAATATTTCTTTGGATATTCCAGAAACAAAAAATATAACTAGCTTAGAAATTGCAAAATACTTTCCTTTAATTAAAAAAAATGCAAGTCATAAAATTACTGATACGAATACAAATAATTTAATTAATTTATTTTGTAGCGGTAAGCGAGATATACTAATTGCAAATACTTGTTATATTAACAGTATTATAAAAAAATTAGGATTAAAAAATATTAGACTACGACATTCTGGAAAAAAAAATGGTTATATGAAAGAAAATATCGAATTATTTATAAAAAATAATAAAGATAATAAACTTGTTATTAAATCTCTCCAACAAAGATTTCCAAAATATTTTGAAAGTACAAATTCATTTGATATGTTAGAAAAAATTAATGAAATTAATAAAGATTTATCAAAAATTTCAAATGTTATTAATACAGTAGATTCTACATTAGAAAAATCAGTACACGGACACAAGCAAGCAAAACGACAACTTCAGCGTATTATAGGTCAATGGTTGAATGGAGATCAGAAGGGACATTGTTTTGGTTTTGAGGGAGCACCTGGCGTTGGAAAAACAACATTAGCAAAAAAAGGTCTAGCTGAATGTCTTAAAGATGAAAATGGGGAGGTTCGTCCATTTGCCTTTATACCAATTGGTGGTTCAAGTAATGGAAGTACTTTATGTGGACATAATTATACATATGTAGGTTCTACATGGGGAAGAATCGTTGATATACTTATGGAGAAAAAATGTATGAATCCAATAATATTTATTGATGAATTAGATAAAGTAAGTAGATCAGAACATGGAAAAGAAATTATAGGAATTTTAACACATCTTGTTGATGAAACTCAAAATGATTCATTTCAAGATAAATATTTTACAGGAATTGATTTAGATTTAAGTAAAGCTCTATTTATATTTTCTTATAATGATCCTGGATTAATTGATAAGATTTTATTAGATAGAATACATAGAATAAAATTTGAATGTTTATCTGTAGAAGATAAATTAGTTATTACTAAGGATTATATACTTCCTGAAATATTTAGAAAAGTAGGTTTAAATAATTGTATCACATTTACAGATGATATTATTGAATTTATTATTGATAGATATACATATGAACCTGGTGTTAGAAAATTAAAAGAAATATTATATGAAATTATTAGTGAAGTTAATTTAGATATATTACAATTGAAAGATATTGAACTTCCTATTATATTAACAAAAGATGATATTAAAAATAAATTTTTAAAGGAACGTCATGAAATTAATATTAAAGAAATACACGAAAAACCAAGTGTTGGCATTGTAACTGGATTATGGGCTAACGCTTTAGGAAAAGGTGGAATAATACCAATTGAAACGTTATATTACCCTACTACAACGCCTTTAGATTTTAAATTAACTGGTATGCAAGGTGATGTTATGAAAGAATCTATGAATGTCGCAAAATCACTTGCTTGGAAATTAACAACACTAAAACGTCAAAAAAAGTTATCAAAAGAATTTTCAGAAACAAAATTACAAGGAATTCACGTTCATTGTCCTGAAGGAGCTACACCAAAAGATGGACCATCTGCTGGTACAGCTATAACTGTAGCCATTTATAGTTTATTAAATAATAAAAAGGTTAAAAATAATATTGCAATAACAGGTGAAATTAATTTACAAGGAAAAGTAACTAAAATAGGTGGTTTAAAATTAAAAATATTAGGAGGTATTAAAGCAGGAGTTAAAGAATTTATATATCCAAAAGAAAATGAAAAAGATTTTAACAAGTTTTGGGAAGTTTATGGAGAGAAAAGTATAGTTAAAAATATCAAATTTAATTCAGTAACTAATATTAATGATGTTTTTAAATTAGTATTTATTTAATTATAAAATGTAAATTTAATATATATGCCACTTAATTCTAGTGCCTTAACATATATTAAATTTTTTATATTTTTAGTTCCTGTTATTATTCCATCAATGGCAGTTATTGGTTCATTTTATGAAGGTAATTTTAAAGGCTTATTTTATCTTTTAGGACTTATATTAACTATGACTTTTGGAGGTCTAATTAGTAAGACGGCTGGTAATTTAGTACCACACACCGGAAAAATAGGAGGTGTTGGGAAAGATGCATTTACTCCATTAATAAGTGCAGCATGTAATTTAGTAGGATCAGGACACCCAGAAAGTTGGGGAATGATGTATTCAACACCTGGACCACATGCTTTAATGTTAGCTTATACAGCTGCATATGTTATTTTTCCAATTTTAATTTT